AGGTAGTGCCTCACTAATCCCTTACATTCGTCGTCAGGATGTGTCTTTCGATGCGGACAATCTACGTCCGAATAAAATGGCTCGTCTGTACATGGATGATTTCGTGATGAATCAGTATGCTGGTATTCTGATATGCATTAGCCACAGCCGAAGCATAGGTCGGAAGAACTATACTATTCGCATTCGAAGCGTTGGATGGACTGACAAATACCTTTGGGGCGATAGAAATGTTGGTGAAGTAGAAATCAAACACACCATTGCTGTCATCGTATAGCTGCCCATCTGTAGAGGATGAATAGCGTAGAACATTGCGAACCTGTGCACTACCAACCTTAGTATTTGGGTAGATATAGTTATTTGAACTGACGCTAATACCAGCCGCAACGTCGGCTGCATTAACACAATGCAAATCAACTGTGGCTAGATTGTTGGTATTGATGAACGCAGAGACATTCGCTCCACGCAAATTCTTGAACTTGAGGTAATTACCATAGGAGGTATCAAAATCAATATCCACCAGCGAACGGGTGTCGATTCCTGTCTCACGAGGTTTTGGAATTTCCAGACGGAATGTGCCGATGGTTTCGAATTCAAAACCCTTGACATATGCCTTTCCCGGCTCGATATTGAGTGAATAGTAATTTGGGTCTGATGCTTCACCACAAGAAGCTCTGAATGGAACTACAGTATAGTCACCCGATTCATCATAGGTGCGACGAGCCAGAGTCTTTTCGATCTCGGAATAGATTGGGTACTTGACTTGCTTTGTAACCGCCCCATTCTCAAGACGCATCAGTTCGAAGAACTTGGATTCATCGACTGCGGTATCCAGCGGACGAGTTGAAAGAGTCAGACCAAACTGATAACGATCCGCGCCGGGTGCCTGATAGTTGAATGAGTCCTGTGCAGGGTCAAGCAACGTCGAATCAATGGTGTAGTCGATGATTTCGTCCGTAACTTCCAGACCGATCTTAACGTTTGCATTCTGTGAATAAGCCGAAACTACCGCCGTCTGTGGTGTAATAGTCACAAAGTAGCCGTCAACATAGAAAATACCGTCGTTGATGGATGCAATGGTTCCCTTGCCGGATGCGGAAGAGTCGATCAACTTAGCCCGAGTAGTGGTACCTGCAACCTTGAACACATCACCATCAGAGAATTCTACACCAGAGAGATACTTGACCATCAGGGTAGGAGTTCCGCCCGAAGGATAGTAGGATGCTAGGACTTTAGCCTGAACCAAAGAGTCAGAATCGCGCAGAATGATGTTATTGATAAATTGGTCAAGTTCTACATCTTCATTGTTATAGGTTTCGTCCAGCTTTAGATAGGTAACTTTGTTATCCAGAGATAGATTACCACCGATGACCGGAGAGCCATCCTGAAAGATATGATCACCAAAGGCTTTGATCTGGTTTTGCAGGATGGACTGAATCTGCGTCAGTTCACGCGCCTGAACGGAAAATCCCGGCTTAAAAAGGATTCGAAGGTAGTTGTTGTCCTTCGCATTCTGTTCGAAGTCGTCGTTGTAAGGTTGCACGTTAAATTCCATGGGTTATCCTGCTCTTAAAGTGATAGAACTAGACGGATTTGCTCCGTCTGATCAGCATCGCGAATGATTTTCTGTCTGTTCTCTATATATAGGAGGTCACCAGTAAAGAGGTCAACCACAGGAGTTTCTACTCCTAGAACCGTTGCTGTCGCGGCTGATACCGTACCCGTCAACGTATACCCAATCTGAGTATTGCCCGACATATTGTTCACGAACAACTCGTTATTAGCTGAGTCCCAATGAACCACGGTTCCTGTGAACGTGGCATCATCCAGACCCGTCCCAATGTACACGGTTTCGTCATTCTGATAGTTGGTGACGCCCGGATCCGTTAGCGTCAGTTTTGTGGTACACCGATAGGTTGCCGCCGCAGCATAATCACCATTTGCATCCAGAGGATCACGAATTAGAGAAATCTGGCGAAAATCGAACGGCACTGTGTCCGACCCAACCGGAATGGTCCCATCTTCATCACCTATTAGATCTGATGTGGTCATGACCGAGAAACATCCGAGTTCCTTAAGGGGATTTGCGCCGTGCCCGAGGGGTGGGGATATTACAGATCGAAGAATTGCCACATTACCATTTGATAGCTGGTCTGGATCATCCACGATAATTTCAGCCGTAGTGTAATCCGTTCCACCATTGAGAATATTTAGGGCTGTAATGACACCCGATTCAATCTTGGCTGTGACCGATGCGCCACTACCATCACCCACTACAGTAATGATACTGAGTGAATTGGAATTACCAGATTCACCGTTGTTGAGGAAATATCCAGTTCCACCACTTTCAATGTTGATGATATCAATACGTCCATCGACGGAACCCGCCACCACAGCATTATCCGAGACAACCGGCATCCAAGTCGAAGTGAAGAATTTCTGCTTCAATCCATAAGGAATCGTATAGAGGTATTTCCACTTATAGCCGTCCGAAGTCAGGATGTATGGATTCTCCGGAAGCTGTCCATCAATATCAATCGTTGGTTCGATAGTGGAAACAGTATTAGCATTATACAGACACTTGAATACCTGATCCTTGGAGTTACGGCAGTAAAAATTGTTAGCGAAGTGTGGATAGTTGTCATCCAGTCGAATGACTTCCTTATCCGTAACCGAATAACTGAAATTAGAGTTGACAATCAGGTGAGTGGTATTGACACCAATGACCTGTTTGATTTCGGTGTTCAGACTGATGACATTACCGGTGGAAATATTTCCTGTGAAAACGGCGGTATTCTTTGTGACCACATTCCCACTAGCATTGGCGGTTCCAATTGAAAGTTTAGAAGTGTAGGAGAAAATTTCTACGTCATCTCGATACTCGTCATAGGATGTTCCAGACACCCAATCAATACGAGGAACAACCAAAGCGGTGTCGGCGGCTGCGACCTTCTTCATGGCTACCAAATCACGATAGACCTGATTTCGATAGTTGGTGGTATACACCACCTCTTCAATTTCGTTATTGGATTCTGGATCCACGGCGTCACCCCAACGAATAGGGCGCCCAATACCAATATACGTATTGGCTAATTCAGGAAAGATATGCGACTTGATATCCTGAACTATTTCATACTTGAGGAGTTGGGTAATTGATGCTTTCATTATGTCGCTGCCTTGATGATTTGATACTCGTACTCAGCCGTATAATTAGGCTTGACCAGATACAATACGTTGGTGTTACTGGTGCTGATCGTAGTATTTAGGGTGAGTGTATTGCCGGATATACCTGAAACCAGACGGTCGATTGTGGTGTTGTTGACATTCATTCTCAACACGTCATTGGTCATGAGGAAGTCGGAAACAGCATTAGTATTTCCAGAAATTACTACACGGTTGTTTGTGCCGTTGGTCGTCAATCTACCCTGTCCGACGTAGATAAAATTGGATTCTACGTTGAGGTTTGTGTTGTTGGTAATGACCTCAACCATCTTGGCTTGACTGCGTAGAGGGTGGATAGAATCAACCAGAACAATCATATCACCAACAGCCACATTGGACGTATTTGCCCATGTGGTGTTAGCCCCAGTGACCACTACACTCAGAGAATTTGCCACGGTAATTGTAGAGTTGGCTGGCAAAGCCGGTGCAATTGATACCATACTGTCTGGCGTAATAGATTCCTTCAATTCGGAACGGCTGATCAGTCGGCTCAACATCATCATACCAATTGGATGTACTATATCCAACATGGTGTTTCGATATTCGGATAGATTCTTCTCTGATTCGATGACATATGAATAGTTGTGATATGTATTCGCGTCTTGAGTCTTTTTGTCGGAAGATAGGAAACCATCCGTATTCAGATAAAATCCATTGAACTTGATCAGACCATTGAAGAATTCTGCATATCCCTTTGCCTTACCATTGCCGTAGAACCATGGATTAGGTAGACCAACAGCCTTGACTGCCGTTGGATACTCGCTCGGAGCCGTAACATTGGCACTGGTATTGACGTTGAACTGTACTCCACCCTCAGACTTGAATGTGATGGTAGAATTGAAGTTGGTAAAACTGTTTCCTGAGTAGTTGAATAGGCGTAAAGCCTTCGTAGAACGGTTGTAATCTTTGACGATACCTTGGAAGGTTGCGGTTTCTAGGGTGATACCCTGATATACTCGTTCACCTTCTGCGAGAGATTCACTCTCTTGAATACCGTCAATGACCATATCCACAACCTTGAACGAAACCAGAGGTGTCTCAATATATCCACGACCACGGCTGATGATACGAACATCCCTGACGCGACCGATTGCACCCGTTTCGACACTGACAGAAACGCCCTCTCCAAACCCAAAGGCTGTGAGGGATGCATTTGCACCACCAGAAGAAGTTACTGATACGGTTCTAGAACCAGTATACCCCTCACCGCGATTGATAATATTGGTAGAAACGATAGCGCCCGTTCCATTGACAGTAACATTTCCGACAAAGCCATAACCACGACCAGCAATAACGATGGAATCTCCGTTGGCATATCCATCACCACCATTGTCGATATAGATATGAGCGATCTTACCAAAGGCTCCTAGGGGCTGTCTGTAGGCTTTTTGATTGGCTGTGCCATATCCATAAATATCAGACCAGAATGTGTCATAGTATGACTGCGTATCAATGACTGGTGTAGAACGGAATCCATAACCACCATTGATAATATTGTAAAGCGCCACTCCACCAGTATCAAAAGTACGGAATGTGAGTGCCTGTGCAATCTGAGAGTTTACGTTAGCTGGAACGGAGGTCGCGACCACAGCCGTCACATTGAACTTTGCGCCGGATTGTGTGGTGAGTATTGTGTTGGTTCCAATGATAAATCCGGCTGTGGTCAAAATCTGAGTGTTGGACACATTAAACAACAAGATGTTGCCGGGTCCACCCGACCAGCCGGTATTAGAGGTGGCAATCTGTGCGGTAAAGTTAGCGGTTTCATAAGATCCATTAGAGTTAGCATATACTCGCTCGTGCTGAATCCATGGGTCGCCATCATTGTTCACAGTCAAAACGATATTGCGATTGTTACCATCAAACACAGGATAGCTGGTATTACTAATAGCTACGTTGCCCATGTACTCAATCGGTATCATGTCAACCTGAATATCTTCCAAAAAATTCGCTTGGCTGTTCGATGGGAAATCATTGGTGTTGAGAGCGACTACCCGAATGTCGGTGGACACATTAGCATTCGGATCATCCCCAATAGAACGATAGACGATGGCTTCTGTATTGGAGTAAATTCGATACCCATAACCGGGGAATCCGACACCCAAACCTTCGATAGATCCAACCGACACATTGCCGACGACGGCTACCGCATCATTGGCGTCTGAAATATCGGTGGACAGACCACCAAAAACAACTACAGGATCACCAACATTGTATGAGAGTCCGCGACGCTTTTGTTGTGGATCTGTTCGAATGTTGGAGTCGATGAAGATGTTGGAAATGGATCCAATGATCTTTTCGGAGAATACTTTTTCCACACCATTTTCGTCGGTGTATGGTATATCAAGGAACTCACCATTTTCGAACTCTTTGTAGACGTTCGAAACATACATTTCGAGGATCTCGTTTCCGAATGTACGGTCTACTGTCTTATTAGCCGATTCGATGATACAAGTCGCCTTGGAAATAGAACCCGTACCTTTATGTTTCTCAAGCAGATTAACATCAATGGCGAGATTGCTTTCTGAAAGAGAAAGCTGAAAAGCCTGTGGAAGTTTCCACTTACCATCCGAAGCAATGAGAATTTGTTGCTTTGGGTAATAGATTTCAACGTTTTGTCCGAAAAGAACACGGAACAACCACTTGACAGACTCAACGGATCCCTTCTTGACATAGAATTCGCGTGCACCTTTGAGGATCTTGATTAGATCCATTTCTGTGTTTTCGGGGAAGTATGGCAGAAGTTCCTGTTTGAATAGACGAATGAACGGATCTATTGTACTATCAACATCGCGATATTCACCAGATCGCATGATGTGGTAAACCGTATTGCCCTTAGACTCGTCTTCCAGCCATGTGTAATACAGTTCAAGAAATCTCTTGAACTTGGGGTGGTCTGCTCGGACGAAATCCGGCAACTGGCGCTCGACCAGTGCGGATACGGTTTTCTCTGTGGTTGTCATTACTGCGTTACCGCGCCTACTCTAATATCAATTGCAGCCGGATCCGTGGTATCTAGGGTCAGAATAGCATTACGTTTCGTAGAGAACACGTTGGTGTTGGGTGTAGCCTTAAACGTAAGCGTTCCAAATGGGTCACTAATCGAAGTTGGATTGAAATTATCAATCGTGATATACCCATCATCATAATAGATGACACCCGCATTTGGGTTGATGATACGCTTGATTTTGTTTGAGTCATAGTAGAAGATTCGTAGTGTGCCCTTTTTACCTTGTAAAACTACCTTCAATTCTGCACCCGTTCCAGAACCACCCGATACGCGAGCGATTGCTCCAGAATATCCAGAACCCGGATTAGTAACGACGACGCTCTTGAGCTTACCATTGACAATGACCGTCGATGCGGTTGCACCTTCCCCATCACCATCAATGATGATATCTGGAATCTCAGTATACCCATCACCAGCCGCAAGAATGGAGATTTCATCAATACCAGTGAATGACTGTGGAACTTCCTCAATGAAAGCGGTACGCTCGATACCAAACTCATCATAATAACCGAACGATGGCTCTGAGTATAGACGATCAAGAGCCGTTCCTTTCTTGATTGGAACAAAGAAATTGATCTTGTATGATTTGGACTGATTGAGTAGTGGTCTTAGACGCTTTTCGATCAATACCTTGACAGAATTGTTTTCGATAGATGCGTCGGCATCGTCAATCGCACGGATCAATCGACTCATTTTGAACGTATTATTGAATGTGTTCAGATTCTCGTCAGCAAATCCAACGACAGCATTGTATACGGCTGTCTGAATACCACCAGCCGTCTTAGTGGTCTTGCGAGGATCATAGACCACATCCACGATGAAGTTCATGTAGTTGTAATCCGGTGCGACATATTCTGGTGTAACCGTCAGTACGGAGATAGGCTTGAGAACCTCGTCCTTCATGTACTGAATTTCAGTCTGAGTGACTTCATAATTTCCACGAGGCTTGACAGAGAAAAAGATCTTTCCGTAGACGGGTGGAGTATTTTCTTCTCCACCCCACACAGTTACCGAATCAAAATATGGGTAATTGCGGTTAATCAGTTCGATGTAATCGTTCTTGGTGACAGCACGATTCTGAGCAATGAAACTCTTGGGAGCCGCGAAGCGAATATCATCAATGGTTTCTTCTTGTGTTCCAGAACTGGACTCGTTGACGAGTTCAATCGTCACACCCGCACCCGGCATCGGATTATCTGATAGATTGAAGGTGCGAATTCCATTTGCTTCATCACCCGAAGTTACGATATATGTAACTAGAACGATATTACCATCTTCCAGTGCACGACCTAGTACACCATCACCGAAGTAGATCTGATACTTACCATTACGATTCTCTTCTAGATAATAGACAGGATCATCGGTTGCGACGATTGTGGCATCTTGGGCTAGTTCAAAAGTTTCAATGGAATAGTTGTTGACCGACTTCTGAATCTGGACACTCATGGTCGAGGTATCTATACCCTCGTCCGGCAGAACAAACACCTGCTTCTCGTTGGTTTGAGCATCATAAGTGAACACATAGGAAACCGGTTCACCCTCCTTGATTTTGAGAGACTCAAAATTGAAGTATCCATCATTGTTCTTGGAAACGACACGCTGTTCAACACTGACGAATGTATAGGACTTAGAATCCTTTGGTGCAGATGTGAACTTGGTAAAGCGCGGAAGAGTCATTGCTGAATTTGCACCGCCGATCACTTCCTGAAACGCAACGTTGATGGTAGCCTGAGAAGCGACTCGCGAACGTGGAGTATATCCAAGCAACTTAGCATGGGAAACCACAGACTCGCGCAATTGCGCGGTGTCGATGAACATTTCGTTGGCTACCATGTTCATATAGTAACCCATGTAGTGAGTATTGTAGGCTAGTAGATCTAGCAACACAGACAATCCCGAACCATCAAAGTTGTAGTCAGAGAATTCTGGTTGCGCTTTGAGAAAGTCTTTGAGATTGGACTTGATAGTGGCAAAGTCCAGTTCTGTGATCTTGGTTTGCTGTGTCATTGTCCGATCTTCCTACTTGCTCGCTTCTGGAATGTCTTATGACCACCAGTGGTTGCGCTCTTGACGGTCTGTTCTGGCTTCTTAGTCTTAGGCAGCATTGGTTTACCCTGATACATCAGCCCCTCTAACATGTTCATGAATTCTTTGTACGTTTTCATTATCTGATTCTCTCTAGGAATAGTTCGACGGTAACTGGATTCGTTTGATTGACAATGAAGAAGGTGATGCTGACGTTGTATCCTTGCTCACTGAAATCTGGATTGACGTTAACTTCGGTGAGACTGACTCGTGGTTCATATTTGTCGATCACGTTACGAATGGAGTTGGAGATTGCTGAGGCTGTGATACTGTCAATCGGCTCAAACAACTGATTGCGCAGATTGGAGTAGATATCAGGCTGCATCAGCCGCTCATACTTACCCGTTTGTAACAGGTTTTTCATAGACTGAATAATGGCATCATCCCCAACCTTCTTAGCCACATCTCCGGTAATGGGATGTGCCTGAAAGTTCAGGTCAATATCCTTATAGACTCTCTTAGTCGCTGCCATTATTCGGTTCCATCTGATTCAATCGCTTGGATCGTCGCATTATTTAGCGTAGCTGATGGAATGGCATTTCCACTTTCATCGGTGTAAGCTATGGTTAACTTGAAGGCAATATCCAGTGCTTCGGTCTTGCGACGAGTCTCGTCAAAATTGTTCCAATCTGTATCCATAGCCGTCTGGATATCTTCTCTGCGCTGTCGCAGAGTCGTTGCCCATTGCAATAATGCAGCTTGCTTTGTTGCGTTGGATTGAGCAAGAAACCCACTACTGGATACCTGTGTGATCATATCACGCAGTTCTCTTCCAAGGTTGGCTATAAGATATGGCTTGAGTAGGGAAGCTGACATAAGAGCTACGTAATCCACACCATCGTCCAAATAGACAGACATGAGTTCGTGCAGTTCGATGATCTTCTGTTGACTCATTTCAGCATAGGTCTTGGAAGCTTTGGCAATCTGTAGCCGAGTGCCGGAAACGACAAAGTTTGTATTCGACACGTTAGAGGTTGCAAATACCTCTACATTACCATTCAATAGGCGGGTGGTGAAGGTGACAAATGGTTCTTGTGTGTAGATAGACGTGACTTCGCGGGTATAAGCATGATGGTTGTCATGTAGGATGTAGATTTCAGTGGCTTGATGCCCACGATCCGTCTGATCTGACGAGGCTTGAATGAGATACTTTGCGCTACGGAACTTACGAGCGTTGAACGAAAAGATCAGAGTTGGACCGCCCGAGAATCCATTCAAAGTCAGAGAATCATCTACCGAATCGTCGGTTGGCTCGGCATTCGGAGAATCCCTATCCAACACCAATCCCGACAACCGATCCGTATGATCCTTGAAGTTGTCTAATTGAGCTACGGATCCAGACAGACCATCATTACCACCAATGGAGTTCTGTAGTTCCTTGTATTCGGCGGCAAGGGATGGATTAGAAGAAACACCGGTCAAGGCTGAATTCAGATTGGCATAGTTCGCCGCACTGTAGTAGAGTAACAGTCCCCTAGTGTTGTCGATCAGGTCGGCTAGTGGGTTGTGGGAGAATGTAGTCAGACCATCCTGCAAACCATTCGCATTTGCAGCGGCTTCCAATGCAAGGCTAACCATTTCATCAGAAAGATATGGAACGGTTTCATTCTGCTGAGTAGCTAATGGCTCTTCGACCTGACTTCCGGCTTCTGCGTCAATTTCTTCAAAGATAGGATCAATTTCTTCATCTTCGGTGAGAACGAGAGTATCTGTGGTGACCGGAGATTCTATAATTTCGGTTGATGCCTCGGCGGGAACCTCTGTGTAGATTCGCACACTTTCGGTGCGTGGATAGAGTTTCTTAGCCGTGCGAACGACTACATCGAATTCCGTAATCTCACGATCTTCCTGTGGTAGAACAGAATCGTGCAAGTTGATTCGAATACCTTTGATTAGGGCTAGATCGTAAAGGGACGCATTTTCATTCAGAATCTCAATTTGCTGTGTGGGATCAAGATTCTGAATCTCGCCCGAGAGTCCATTCATGGTATCTTCGAATGTATAGACTTCTTCTTGCAAAAGGACCATATCACGGCTTATCTCTAAGGAGTGACGAATCTCGTGTTGTGCGTCTTTAGCCGCAATGTAAACTGGGGATGCTGAAACTTTTTGAATGATCATGACGGGTTCTTCAAACCAGTATTGGAAGGAGAAGACGCCGATCCGGTCGGAATGATCTTACCGACGCCATGTGGAGTCTTGACTTTGTTGGAAATCTTGCCGCCGAGAGTGAGGGAAGACCCCTGCACTGCGGTAGACTTACCCTTAAGTGAGAGCTTGCCGCCGCCACCTACTTTGACCGCGCCCTTACCCTTGATATCAACCGTGTTGCCTTCCAGCATCAATTTACCACCAGCCTTGATGCGAACATCCTTGCTTGCGGAGATATTGACGCTCTTGGACGCCTCGACATTGAGATTGCCGGAAGTCTTGAGATTGCAGTCACCCATTACCGTGATATTACACTTACCGTCGATAGACACGTTATCGTTGCCTACGATGACTGTAAAGTTATCTTTGACAATCTTCTCGATACGATTACCTTGTGCATCTATTTCAATGAAGCTGCCGGTCTTGTGCGCAAGGTGTACACGTTCTTTGCCTGTGGTATCATCCAATTCGAAGGTATGTCCGGATTCCGATTCGATAGCAAAATTAAATGGATATTGTGGAGCGAAAGTTGGTGCTGGTTCGTTCCATGTGGAACCACCCGCAACCTTAACTCCGTTTTTGAGGCTGCGCTGGCGTTTCTCATGAATGGTGCCATCCTTACGTCCGCGTGATGGACGATTGAGAGTAGATTCATTCAGTCGCTTTGGATAGACACCGGTTGGATCTGAAAATCCTTTCTCAGCCTTTGGCTTTTCCTTCGGTTTGCCGGGAATGGTGCCGAGGATGAATGGGTTCTGTGCGCTTTCGCCGTCTGCGAAGAAGCCCACTACCCAATCACCCTCCTTCGGAGTGTAAGAGGCTGGCACATTAGGCGGATGAACCGGATGCGCCCATGGCAATGCATCCGTTGGGATCAAGGTCTTATCATCCGTGTGCCAGCCAAAACAACGGACACGAACACGCCCTAGCTGATCCGGATCCTTGCGGTCTTCGACCACTCCGAGGAACCAGACGAATCCTTCGCGCCCTATGAAATATCGCATGTCGTTCATGAGTTCATCTTCAAAATCTTGTCGGGTAGAGTTCTGTCATATGTCGGCAGGGATTCAGGTTGAGAGTCTCTGGAAATCAGTGCCATCGAACTGAACTTGTGGTTGACCAGTTCGAACTTGTGGTTCAGTGCAAGGACAACGTATCTACCACTCTTCTGCTTGTCCCACATGTCACCTTTAGCCGGTGTTATGGTGTATGGGATGCGCAGGTTGACCAGCGTTCCCACGTTCAGACCCATGTTACCGGGAACCGTGATTTCTGTAATAGCGTTGTTCAGTGCAGCCATGGTCATGACTCGCTTGATCCAGTTTTCGACGCCACCCGTCTGTAGATAGGTGAGAAGATGGCTGTCAGACTTGGAGAAGAGATTACCACTGTCGCTCATTGGAGCATTTGGATAGAGCTTACTCATTTGCCCAATGTTGTATTGATTCTTTGTCGTCTTCTGCGCAATGGCATCCACGCCGAGTAGCTGCATTGCGTATCCGCCCGAACTGATTGTGGATAAAACGTCAAAGTCGCGTACAGCCTCATAGCTGTCGATGGCAAACTTGTCCATGTCCAATTGCTTCATACCGCGCTTGTTCTCCAACGAGAAAGGCACCTTAATGACCGTAGGTGACTTGTAGATGCTCTGAATGGAGCGGAAGTGGAAGCCGTTGAAGTTCTCGTAGAAGAAGAAGCAGTTCAGGGTATCCGTGTAAGCACGCGAGGCTAGCCAGTTAAGGGCTTCGATTGGTCGCCAATTAGGAATGACCACTGAAGTCGGCTGAGTGGTTTGATCAATGAAGACTCGTTTCTGAGGGATCTTCAAGTGATTGACCATGATATCGCGTGCCATGGTGGATATCGTGGAGTCCTTGTACGCCTTGCTGATCTTGATGGTATGGGACGCAAAGAGTTCATCCGACATGAAATGAATGGTGTAGTTCTGCGTCGAATCGGCTGGCGTGCGATTGGATATCTTGTAGATACGGAAAGCCTTCTTGAGCTTAGTCTTCTGCTCTGGCACTTCGATGTGCAGGTAGATGTACTCTCCACCATGGGCATTCACCATGGCAAGAACATCGCGTCCATCCGTGACCAGCATTTCGCCACTCATGATGCCGAGGTACATATCCTGACGAATCTGGATTTCGGCAACCATGCCACCGATTTCATGCGCGTTACCATTGGCACCAACGAGCGCAATAGAATGCACGCGAAAGTCGCGTGTATCCACATGCCCATCAGCCGGTAGTGGTCTAGCGGTTACTTGAATGTCTTCTAGTTCAGTTTCCATCGCGCATCAACTTCCTGAATTCACTTTCGACATTGCCGACGTAGGCTGCGTCTAGCAGCTTGATGGCTCGGCGCTTCTCGTTCTCACTCAGTTCATAAGTGTAGTTAGAGATAGCAGCATACTCATAGGAAGTTGTGACGGTGACGCCGGAACCGAAGTTCTCGGTGTAGGATTCGCCGGGAAGACTCGTATCGGCTATGTTGGGTAGCGCGATTCGATCTTCCATCAAGCCGGTGTCCGGATTCTGCTGCTTCTCGCTGATCACGTAGACCTTTTCCTCAGTCGATTCTGGCATACCGTTGAAATAGACCGTGCGAGTCACTCTGGTTTCGTAGTGGTGAATCGTAGACTGAGACTGCGCGAGCGTCTGTCCGTACTTGGCTTCGATCATGGCATGGAGTTGTTCCATGACTAGCGGGAAGTCATAGAACGGATTGTTGACCTGATTGAACAGCAACACGATCCATGCACGGTTTACATCGCCATAGAGCTTGTCTGCGATAATCTCAGCCGTTTCGCCATCCTTCACCTGATAGTCATAGAACAGGGAAATGTTGGTCATAATTTCCCGTAGGAAAGCCGAACGAGTTAGAATGTTGGTGAGCGCAATCGCGGTATTCTCTCCTGCTACGTCCGTCAGGGAAGGGTAGAGAACCTTTGGAATCTCTGAGAAATAATCCATGTTAGTACCCCTTCTTACGGAGTGACTTGTGCATCATTTCCAGTTCCGCGAACACCATGGTCATCTTAACCTGAATTGGCGAGCCGTCTTCGTGAGTAGACCACTGTTCTAGTCCACCAGTATAGTCAACATCGAAGGACTTGAGAACACAGGTTGAAATCTGTGGCAACCATTCCGAGTCAGCCCCATTGAACTTGAAGGTGATATCAAAGTAGGAAGGTGGCACGATGTAGCGACCCTGACCAGACACATAGGCTGGCGAGGCATGGTACTTAAACTTCTTGATGATCTTGCGGATAGTCTCGGCTTCCTTTTGCGAGCGCGGAGTCATGGTGAAATCGAACTGAAACTCGCGCAGATCCGTACCCGAATAGAGCATTTCAAACTGTGGATTGAGTGCATAGCCCATGGCATTCAAACCGGCATCTGTCAGAATACCGGCATCCATACCTGCCATGCCAGCCATCTTGCCGATCACTTCCATGCCCTGTGGTCCGTTGATCATGTCCATGGCTTTCGCCCAAGGTACCTTACCACCGTTGGCGCGATACTCTTCAAGAAGGGAACCACCCGCTTCTAGAATGGCACCCGTAGTACCCATCGCGGCTGTCATCGACTGCTGATTGTACTGATTGCTGATGCGATCCATCCAGCCACCGGCAGGCATGTACATCGCGATCATGTCCGATGGAGTAGCACGGCGAGTCCAATCAAGCGCCCTGTCGTTCCAGCGTTGGTTCTTGTTCACCTTCATGTCGAAGGGAGATACCATTCTCTTAGCGTTTACTGTGATTTCTTCAAGACCGTCAATTGCGGCTGGTGCTGAAAAATCTACACCCGCCTTCTTGAGTAGTTCCTTACCCTCATTCTTAATGGCACCAAAGAAACCACCGATAGTCTGTCCGGTGTTTCCTATTCCTAGGTCTGAGATTGGAACCTGATCTGGAATCCATGTCTGGAATTCGACGGTGTGTGGATACTTCTGGCTATTGCCAACTTCCAATGGGTAACGATAGATCGTGCCTGCATAGCTGCCACGGTTTTCCAGTGCAGCCAGCGGACCATACGTTTCCTTGACGATCCTACCAATCGTTGTTGTCGTCTTTCTGATGTTGTCGATGAAGCTCATGCGCGTATCCGTTAGATTGGTGGATTATTTAGCCGTGTACCGGATGTTGTGCATCCTTGGTAAGACCACGCACCAGTGAGTTGTCCTGTGTCAGAACGCTTGCTTTCGCGGCAGGACGCTTGCCTACCGTCTGACTGACGTTCGTATTGTTGACCACCGTAGTTGGTGCGACCATTGCTACGGTTGCGGCGGCTGACGTTGCAGCTTCTTTCTCTCTGGTGAGCGAGTCGATCTTTGCGCCGGGGATCGTAGGCGTTGGTGATGGTGTTACCGAAGCTACCCTTTCTTCCGGTTCTGACTTGAAACTCTTCGCCAGTGCTTCGGAGTATTTCGTGCCTTTAGTTCCGAAAGCATCACTACCAACGATACCCTTTTCCAGCCAGTTCTTTCCACCAGACCATCCCTGATTGTGTGAGTATCCCAAGACTTCAAGCTGCTTTCTCTTTGCCAGATCCTTGTACTTTGGACTTCCACTGGTGAGATACCCATGATTAGCCATAGTGTACGCAGCAAAGGCTTGTTCCTGCAACATAGGATCGTTGCGGAAAGCGACACGCGCCGCAGAGTTCTTCTTACCGTGACCGGGATATGGCTTGCCCATTAGACGGAATGCATCTTTCTTTGCCATTTCGCCCATCTGGTACTTACCATCGTAATGATCACCCGCGCCACCCACAGCCGCATATCCACCCGCGCCTGCGGATTCGATGGAAGCTACCGTACCACGATAGATATCCCACTCTCCCTTTGAGAGTCCCAACTTAGTCTTGATTCTGTCGTAAGGAATTCCCTCTGCCTTAGTGACCGTACCAGTTTCACCAACAGTATCCATTCTAGGTGCTGTGGTTACAATCGCAACTGGAACATCTGCATAGTTGGTGTCTACAGTATCCGATCCTTCGGCAACTACTTCGGCAGGAATTGTTTGTCTACGTCTTCCGCCACGACGAGGACCGCCACCGGAAGATGGAGCTTTTGGTACTTCGGGAACGGGTGGAACTTCTGGTGTTGTGACCTCTTCGGTGCCAGCACCATACTCTTCATACTCACCGCTTTCGACTTCGGCTTCTTCTGCGAGTTGACCCAGGTATGCGTCTACGTTACCATCCTTCTCCTGATAGTAGCGGCGTGCCATAGCTTTCTCTTCCGCCGATAGCTTATCGGAGGTCAGTAGATGCTGCTTCATGAACATTCTGTGCTGCGGACCACGCGCCTCCGCTGCTTTGTCGGCTGTCTCTAGATTCTTCTTGTAGTAGACTTCGTACTTCTGTTCTTCTGTGTATGGAGTAGACCATTGCTTCTGATCACGTTGAAGCTTTGCGGTGGTATCCTTCATCAGATTTTCAATGTCTTCTTCAGCACCCTTTCTCATTGCCTTGTCGAGAAGATATGCGCCGCCAGCAACCACTGCCGCCGCCATCATAGCTGCCATGCCTGCTGGATTCATCAGCCAACGCATTAGCTTGACGGAGTTCCAGATCGTGCGCACCAGCCCGAATAGACCCTTACCGATCAGTCTACCGAACTTCAATGCCCATCTTCCGATCTTCATGACCTCGCCAGCAATCGACTTGATTGGATCCAGAAATGGAGATAGCCAATCCTTGAGCTTGTCAATGAGTCCACCAACCATCAACGCCAACATGCCGAAGATACCGCCTTCCTTCTTCTCGCCAAGCTTCTTCTCAATAGAATCAAGACGCTCGTTTATGGCAGTGAGTGGACTCTCTTCCTCGTACTTCTCGGCTTCATCCTTGAACGCATACTTCTTACGCAGTTCAGCTTTTGCCCTATCTTTCTCAACGATCTTCAAAACCAACTCAGCCGTTTGTTGGGCGGCGAGCTTCTGAGCCGATTGCTGGAAATCCTTGCGTGGAGGAATGGCTAGTAACTTGCCTTTCTGTGAAACCTGATGGAATTGCTCGCCCTGTGGCATGAGCGGATTGAATTCAGCAAACTGAGTATCACCCGCTTTGTTCTTGGCAGCTACGCCCTTCGGCATGAGTAGTGACTTGATATCGGTCACATCTTCGGCAGTCATCTGCACGATGCCGGTGATCAGGTCTAGCTGCTTCTTGAATCCAACCAGACTACCAGACTCAGTGGTTGAGGTAGCCGTTGTAGCCTGTGATGGTGCTTTCTCTGCCGGTGCCTTCTTGCCCTTCTTACCCTTCTTAGGTTTTGCTGGACCGGTCATCCAACGGTCTATAAAGTCAGCCGTTTTGGTCAATCCGATAAAACGCGCTACTTTGGTTGAGGTGCGCGAGCGAATGCCCGAACCTCTACTAGATTGTACCTTGTTGTTCCACCAAGCCTTAAGACCAGCCTTGGCTCTTGCTGCCGGATTCCAACCAGCCGCCTGCATCGCCTTCGTGACGTTAGTGTAGTATTCCTCGTTCGATTCCTCGTCGTCACCACCACCACGCAAGCTATTCAAGACAGCCATCATCTTGTCTTGCTCTGCTTGGCTCATGCCAGTGAAAGCATCAGCAATCGTTTGTTGTGTCTTCGTATCCATTAGCGTCCCTTAGTCTGTCTCTCTAGCTTGATTCTTTCATTCTCTTCCTTTAAGTACATGAACGTCATCATGGTGTAGATCTGACGTTCCCACGCCACCATGTTCATGATAGCATCATGGTCCCACTTATGGTGTTGAACCATTGCCTATACCAAATCAATATAGAGTAACAAGACCTAATGGTACAACTTTTACTATAACGACTCAAGCTCAAAACAGAAGAATAAAAGTACGGTTCTAAATGAGTTGTTGGAGTTTCTCCACCATCTAGAATTACAGTATAAACTGCACGATATAGATCAAACCCACTATCTTTAAACAAAGTTGATGGAACATAAAAATCTTTATCTATATTAGAAAAAGTATAAGTTCCATCACAAGTATTAGTATCTAAAGTAGAGGCAATCAAATCATACAGATTAGTTAGAGAAGAAAAAGACCTCAGACCAAATATTCTTGATCGTGAGGTCTTCACTTTTTTCTCTACA